GGCACTTCCATTGCCGACACAGCCGCGACAATGTACACTATTTGGGTTGCCCGTATCAGATCACCAGGAACGATTACGGTGACAAGAAGGGATTCCATGTGTTGGATACCGATACAGGCGACTTGGAATTTATTCCTAATCCGTATACCATTTTTACACAACTACGATACAACGACAAGGACGCTGATCCAACTACTCCTATCCAAGTGGAAGAGTCTCGTGTCAGGGGCAAGTTTGTGCGGGTTGTGGTGGAAACCAAAACCAAGCCGTATCTGTTTGAAAAATTCGTGGACTCGTTGTATTCCCATCAACCACAAACTGTCACGGTGATTGAGGACTTGGCTCCTGAAACCGTAGCGGAAGAGAATGTGGACTTGACAGAAGACACCATTACGATTATAAATCGTGAGATTGACGGGCTACAGAATGTGGACGCTTCGCGTCTCAAGACGCTGCTGCGTGAACTGTACACTGAAACACAGGCATTGGAAAACACTAAACAGCAATGATTCAGTTTACTAAAATTCGTTGGAAGAACCTGTTAAGCACAGGCAATACTTTCACAGAGGTACGGTTGGACAAGCACACCACCACGCTGATCTGTGGTGAAAACGGTGCAGGCAAAACCACCCTGTTGGATGCTTTGACCTTTGTGCTGTACGGAAAGCCGTATCGTGGAGTGAATCTGCCACAACTTGTAAATTCCATCAACGGCAAGGACTGTCTTGTAGAGATAGAATTCACCGTGAACGGCAACTTGTACAAGGTGACTCGTGGACTGGCTCCAAAACTGTTCACTATGGAACTAAACGGCAAGCCTGTGGAACAGACAGCCAATGCCAAAGACTACCAAGCAATACTTGAAACCCAAGTTCTCAAGATGAACTACAAGACTTTTTGTCAGGTAGTGATTTTGGGTTCCACCAACTATGTGCCGTTTATGCGTCTACCTGCGGGAGACAGACGAGGCATCGTGGAAAACCTGTTGGATATTGATGTGTTCTCCAAGATGAATGATGTGCTGAAGTCCCGTCTACAAGACGCAAAGGAGTCTCTGCGTGGAGTGGAAGCAGAAATCAGTACCCTGAAACTCAAGGTGGAACACAAAAAGGATTTGATTGGCAAGATTGAGCAGAAGTCTGATTCACAACTCCAATCGTATCGTTCACAGGAATCCGAAGAGCAGGAAACGCTTGATGAACTCCTGAAGCGAAAGGACGAGTTGCAAGCAGAGATAAATGCCATGACTGCCAATACTGCTGCGGTTGATGCCAAGCGGGATTCGCTGAATCAAATGGTTACACTCAAGAAGCAGATCAGCAGCAACATCAAGAAGGCACAGGAAGAGAGTGACTTCTATCAGAAGAACGAAGACTGCCCTGTGTGCAAGCACGATCTACCACAGTCTTTCCGTGATGACATGATTGCCAAGAAGAGTGCTCGCCAAGACGAACTGCAAACTGCTATCGGCAAGATTGAAGAAATGATCGGCAAAGAAAAAGCACACTTGGACGCTTTGGTAAAAGAATCACAAGCCATGAACACCAAGCAAACTGAAGTGGCTAAAACCGATTCTGCTATTGCGTCTTCCAAGAAGTACATCAAGCAGTTGCGTGATCTGCAAACCAAAACGATTGCAGAACGAGACAGTATTGCTGCGGAGCGCACAGCACTTGAAGGTGTTCAGCAGCAGCAGGGTGAAAAGGAAGACGAGCGCAAGGGCGTGGTTGAAGACCTCCACACAATGGAGATTGCCACCGTGCTGCTCAAGGACAGCGGCATCAAGCGCAAGATTATCAAGAAGTACATTCCTGCCCTGAATAAAATTATCAACAAGTACTTGGTGTCTATGGATTTCTTTGCACAGTTCACGCTGAACGAGGACTTTGTGGAAATCATCAAGAGCCGCCACCGTGATGAGTTCTCCTACGAAAACTTTAGCGAAGGCGAGAAACTACGAATAGATGTGTCGCTCCTGTTGGCGTGGCGTGACATTGCAAAAATGAAGAATTCAGCCAACACCAACCTGCTTATTTTGGATGAAGTATTTGATTCGTCTTTGGACGGAGTAGGCACAGAAGAAGTCATAAAGATTCTCCAAAATATGGGTGCAGCAAACAATGTATTCGTAATTAGCCACAAATCTGACCAGTTGCTTGACAAGTTTGCCAACATACTTACATTCAAGAAGGTGAACAACTTTAGTAGACTATGCACACCATGAGCAAGAAACTATCCAAAGAACGAGTACAGCGCATCTTGAACGGTGGCAATGAGCCGCTATTCACTCCTGAAGACTTTGCATCAGACGAAGCCCGTGCCCGAGCATGGGATCGGGGAATGTACTTCTATAGACAGTCATTCTCCCCTTCCAATGCAAAGGAGTGGATCAGCGAGTGGCTAAAGACCAATGGACGCAAGGACGATGCGCGGTTGGTGTCTCGTGCGTCCAAGAGCAGTCTGCGATTGGTGTGCCCGTACTGCCGCATGGAGTCACGGGGCTACCAGTGGACAACAGAGCAGCAAGCCACAATTAAAAAATACATTGAAGACCTGTTGACAGAAGCACGGTCTGCTGCTCCTGCGGATGACGATGCTCCCAATATTCAAGATCGTCTTCGTGCCAAGGCTGACGATACCCTTACAGAACTGGAACCGCTGATTGACGAGGCGTTCTCACAGGCAGGCAGCAAGCGATACAAGCCCTCTATAGCCCCGTGGATCGCTTCCAAGACCATGACCCGCCCAACGGCACTCATTGTCAAGGAAAGGCTGCAAACTGCTGTTGGGGAAATGCAGGCAGCGTACTCCAAGACCGATCCTGATTTGGTTGAGGGGTATTCATATTTGAAAAGACCTGTGCAGAAGCGGTTAATTGAAATATTAGAACAAGCCGTGGATGCTGTAAATACAAAAATTGGCGGCATGGCAACTACCCGTAAGCCACGCAAACCCCGCAAGGCAAATCCTGAAAAATTGGTCAAGGGTTTAAAGTATTGCCAAAAGGGGGAGAACGGCTTGCAGTCTGTTGACCCTCGTGGTATTATTGGTGCTCAAGGACTCGTTGTGTTTAACACCAAGAACCACAAGGCTACTGTATTCGTTGCCGCTGAACCCAAAGCAGGGTTGAGTATCAAGGGGTCTACCATTACAGGATGGGATGCGTCCAAGTCTTATGAAAAGACTGTGCGTAAGTGGGAAGAGTGGATGAAGAAGACAGCGGGAATGCTCAAGGCACTTGAAGACATGAAGACCAAGACTGCGGCTCCAACAGGAAGGATCAACAAGCACTGCTTGTTGCTAAAGACTCTATGATTCTCGTAGACAACAGCCAAGTGATTATGTCGTCCCTGTTTGCACAACGGGACTTGGACTACACCGACGAGTCGCTGATTCGTCATATGGTGTTGAATACCTACCGAATGTACCGCAAGCGATTCGGCAAGGAGTACGGCGAACTTGTGTTGTGCCAAGAAGGGCAGGGCGGTGAGTACTCTTGGCGACGCAAGTTCTTTCCGCTATACAAGGCTGCGCGTCGTGAGTCTCGTAAAGACAATCCTGATATGTGGAAGCGATTCTATGAAATCATGGACACCGTTCGCACAGAAGTGCGTGAAGTGTTTCCGTATCGGAACATATCCGTGAGAGGATGCGAAGCGGACGATGTGATTGCTGTGCTTACACGAAACCTGCACGGGCAGGAACCTGTTATGATCTTGAGTGGAGACAAAGACTTTGGGCAACTGCAAATCTACAACGGAGTGCAGCAGTACTCGCCCATGCAGAAGAAGTTTGTAACGGTTGACAATCCAAAGAGTTACCTGTTTGAGCATATCGTGAAGGGTGATTCTTCAGACGGTGTGCCTAATGTGTTGTCGGAAGACGACTGCTTCGTGACGGACGGCAAGCGGCAAAAGCCCATTACCCGTAAGCGTCTTGAAGAATTGGAGCAGTCTTGGGCTGAAAGCGGCAAGGTTCCCGATGCCGTTGCAGCCAATTGGAACAGAAACGAGACTCTCATCTCGCATCTGTGCATTCCCCAAGAGTACCAAGAGCGTATCATGGAGGAGTGGCGAAAACCGTTTACTGCTAATCGTTCAAAGATTTTAAACTACATGATTAGCAAAGGACTCAAGAACCTCATTTCAGATATAGGAGACTTTTGATGGAGAATCGTAATTGGGACGATATGGATCGTTCAGCAAGAAAGGCACGAAAGACATCTGCCAACAAGAAGAAGCGTGGGCGGCGACACGAAGAGCGTCAGAACTTGCGTAATTGGGTGGACGATATAAATTCAGGAAGAAAGGGACGACACGATGACTATGGCGACGAAGACTGAAAGCATGAAGATCAGCAAGCGAACTCTTGATATTCTCAAGAACTTTGCAGCAATCAATCCCGGTATTTTGGTGAACGAAGGGAATACGATTAGTACTCTCTCTAACACCAAGACCATTGTGGCTGAAGCCAAGGTGGATGAAACCTTTGGGCGACAGTTCTCAATTTGGGATTTGAACAAGTTTCTTGGCACGGTGAGTCTGTTCAAAGACCCTGAATTTATTTTTGAACAGAACTACATTACTATCAAGAACGGCAACTCGGGACTCAAGTACTACTACTGCGATCCCAAGTTGGTCATGTCCACAAACAAGAAGGTTAGTATGCCCAAGGCAGTTGTGTCGTTCACGCTGAAGGCAAAGGACTTCTCTGAACTCCTCAAGGCAGCGTCCGTGCTTCAGGTGCAAAACCTTTTTGTTCAGCCCACCGAAGACGGCAAGCATGTGGAGATTGTGGCGCGTGACAAGAGTGATGTGACTTCCAATCAGTACTCCATCATCGTGGGCGACTACGAGGGTACTGCTGATTTCCAATTTATTTTTGATGTGGAGAATCTCAAGATTCTGCCCGGTGACTATCAGGTGGAGATTTCCGAAAAGGTGGTAAGCAAGTTCTCTAACAAGAACGAGCCGCTGACCTATTGGATTGCTGTTCACGCTGATTCTTCGTACACTGCTTGAAAGGCAAAATGAACACTAATGAAGCCGTGAAGGGGTTATGGGTTGAGCGATACCGTCCGCAAAGTGTGGGGGACTGTATCTTGCCGCAGGATACGCAAGACGCTTTCAGCACTATGGTGCAGCGTAATGAACCGCAGAATCTACTCCTTTCAGGAGGAGCAGGCTGTGGCAAGACCTCTGTGGCAAAGGCACTGTGTAACGATCTTGGTTGTGATTGGATGATGATTAACTGTTCGGAAGACGGTAATATTGATACCCTCCGCACCAAGATTCGCAGTTTTGCGTCCACGATATCCCTTACCGATGGCGTAAAGAAGGTGGTTATTCTTGATGAGTTTGACTACTCTAATGCACAGTCTACTCAACCTGCCCTTCGCGGTTTCATTGAAGAGTTTGCGTCCAACTGCCGTTTCATCCTGACCTGTAATTTCAAGAACAGGGTGATTGAGCCGTTGCACTCGCGGTGTACCTGTATTGATTTCCGTATTCCCAACAAGGAAAAGGCTAAACTTGCTGTTCGTTTCCTGAAGCGAGCCGAGGATATTCTAAAGCGGGAAGGCATTGAATACGATCAGAAGGTGGTTGCTCAATTGGTGGGCAAGTACTTCCCTGACTTCCGCCGTACCCTGAATGAACTACAGCGGTATTCGTCTTGCGGCAAGATTGATGTGGGCATCCTGAACTCTATTGCTGAAGTTCAAATAAAAGAATTGGTCAAGAGCATGAAGACCAAGGACTTTGCAGGAGTCCGTAAGTGGGTGGTGGACAACTTGGATAACGACGCAACTCGTGTGTTCCGTGCAGTTTACGACGGGCTGTACGAGTCTTTGGAAAGTGGGTCTATTCCCCAAGCCATTCTTGTGCTTGCAGACTACCAGTACAAGGCAGCGTTTGCAGCAGACGCAGAGATCAACCTGACTGCTTGCATGGTGCAACTAATGATGGAGTGCAAGTTCAAGTGAGCCACCAACTGTCTGATTATTTGAAAGCCATCAACGAAACCAAGGAGCCGCTGATGGACACCCCTGAATGGGGCAAGCCGTCGTATCCACCGTTTGTGGTGGGTCGGTGTCTCTCGTATTTTCCTGATACGCTGTTTGCCGTGAACGAGATGAATACCCGTGCCCACATTGATCCCAAGATGCACTTTGACTTTCTTCGGGGAGCGGTGCGAAAGCGCAAGCGGTTCTCCAAGTGGCTCAAGCGGGAGAATGACGAGCGGGTGCAAGCCCTGATTGAGTACTACGGGTTCTCTGCCAAGAAGGCACGGGAAGCCCTGACTGTTCTGACCGAGACACAAGTTTCACAAATTATGGATGCCGTTTCCAAGGGTGGAAAGCCGTAATCTTCTAAATAGTTCCGTGTCGATATTTTTTAAGAAAGTGGAATAGGCATGGAACAAAACAACGAACGGTATATTGATCTTGAACCCAAAGACCTGCTAGAAGTCACCATTGCAAAGCCTGATGACTTCCTCAAGGTTCGTGAAACCCTGACCCGTATCGGGGTGTCGTCTCGCAAAGAAAAGAAGTTGTGGCAGTCCTGCCATATTCTTCACAAGCGTGGCAAGTACTATATTGTTCACTTCAAGGAAATGTTTGCACTTGATGATCTGCCCACCTCTATTGACAGCGAAGACATTGGACGGCGCAACACTATTGCGTGTCTGCTAGAGGAGTGGGGTCTGCTCAAGATTGTAAATAAAGAGAAGATTGCTGACAAGGTTCCGCTAAACAAAATAAAGATTCTGCCCCATAAAGAAAAGGGCGAGTGGGAACTGTGTCCTAAATACCACATAGGACGGAGCAAACCGGGACACAAGCCCGAATCTGAAGACTGAAAAAGGAGAT